CGGCCGAAGCTCTGGAACGCCGAGACGCTGCTGGTCGCCATCTGCTGAGCAAGGTTGCCTTGCTTTTGCTTGAGGGCATCGACGAGAACGCCTTGCGCCTGCGTCACGTCGCCCTGCTCCATGAAGAGCTTGATCATCCGCTCCTGCTCTGGCTTCAATCGTCCGATCATGCGGCTGAGCATTCCCAACCCTTGCTCCGGGCTTTGAAGCGCACGACCCACAAGGCGCGCCGCAGAGGATAGATCCATGCCCCACATTTCCGCCAAGTCGGCCGAGATACTCAAGGCGTCACGGAATGTATCTCCCTGCACACGGTCAAAGGTGATCAGCACGGTCATGGCACGCCTGATGCCCGTGTCGTCAAAGCGGGTGGCCGCTTTGAGCGAGTCAGACATCTTGTCCATCTCATCAGCAGTCAACCCAACAACATGGCCCGTGGCAGCGAGCACTGCGTTGAATCGCAACATGTTCTGCTCGGCCTCAACGGCCCGCCCTATCGCCATGGAGAACGAACGTCGGAGGACCTCGAACGCCCCGGTTACTGTGAGAATCCGGCCAAACACGCTATTTAAAAATGTTGTGAGAGTTTTGTATGTACCGCTCAGCTTCTCCGTCCCTTCGCTGGCATCTTTAGCCGCTTTGCCGACTCCGCTGGCGCTTTGCGTAATTTTCTTAAGTTGCTCGTCAAATTTATTGAAGGATCGTGCTGCTTCTTCAAAACCCTCAACCACCGTCCGAATTGTTACTTCAGCCATGACGACCTCGCCTTCCGATCAGTTGTGCCAGATAACGCAAATCGGCATGAGTCAGATCCTCAAGATCGGCGCTCGACCAACCGTATGCGGTCGCGAACATGTCGAGCGCCTCTAGGTAGGGCGGTCAAGCGCAGCGACCTCAGCGCGCGGCACTTCTCCGCCGATTGACATCAGTTCCTCGATCGTGAGATCATCGACGAAGTCCTCGGCCAAATCAGGCCTCGCCTTTTTGAGAACGTATTGAACGAGCGTGGCCGAGCGCTCGATGCTGCGGACGTTTTCACCTCCATCGCTCAAGCGTATGCCGAGCTTCTCCAGCGCACGCCAGTCGCGCACCTTCAGCGGCAGCACTCCATCGAGGTCGAACTCGACGCCCTTCAGCGTCACTTTCATGAACCCTCCTTGTTACTTCAGTGATTGCACGCTCGTCAGTGTGAGTTTTAGCGCCAACCCGCTGCCCTGATGCACAAAGCCCTTGCCCGTGAAATCCACGGTGATCCGTTCACGCCCCGGAATACCGACCGGGAACGCCGTGTAGACCAGCCGCGGGATGTCGATCAGCATCGCGAAGCTCGCCGCCCGCGTGGCGTTGATCGCTATACGCTGCTCCGTCTGGTCGACGAACTTCTGATACTCGGCGTTGTCTGTGAAGTCCAGCGTGCCGCGCACCTCGACCATCTGGTGGTTTGACCTGCGGACCTTCGAGATGCGGTTCGAGAGCGCCAGCGCCCCCAAGCCCTCGAAGTTGTTGTTGATCGTCACCGTCAGCGTCTCGATCAACGCCGTGCCCGCGCCGCCCAAGGACAGCGACACGGTGTCGAAGTTAAACGGCTTCGCGGGCGACGTCACGAACGTCGGCGTCGTCTTGGCGATGGCCTCGGCGTCCTTCCCGAGCACGCCAGCCTCACACATCACCGGCCCATCGGACGAGAACGTGAACGCGAGCGTGTCGATCAGGCAGCCCGTGTAGCGCATCGAGGTGCCGATGTCCCGGAATATCTCGAACGAGTAGGGCTGGTTCGGCACCGCAGAGGAGAAGTCTGCGCCGCCACTCGTGGTCTGGAATGCGTGCGCGTAGAGCGGACCTGTGCCAGATGTGCTGACGACGCTCTGAAGGTTGCTCTTCAGGAACGGCAGCAGCCACATGGGGTTGGCGGCAAACCTAATGCCACCCGCCACGCGGAACAAACCCGTCGCGTCGTCTGGCTCGGAGAGCGAGCCGATGATTGCCTTGTAGCCGAAGCGCTCGATCGAGAGGGTCAAGTCCTCGCTCAGCGCCTCGATGTAGTCTCCCGATGTGACAACGGTGCCGCTGCCCCATCCGGTCTCCTTTGCGTAACCAATGTGACCCGAAAATCCGTACGACATATTAAACCTCCGCTCTCATGTCAGATGAAATTTTGATCTCCCCGCCGCTGAAAAATCCGGGGCTGCCTGGGTCCTTGGTCGAGGGCAACTCGCCCCCCTCGAGCCACAGCGCATCCACCTTCTCGTTCAGCGTGCGGTTGTTTGCCAGGATGAGTTCGATCTCACCCAGTAACCTGTCCCGTTCGCGATCCGCAGTCTCCAGCTCCAACGAATGACACCACACCCAGATCGAGAGCCGGACGCGCACCCGCGTCACGCGTCCCGCCGCGATCGGCTGGCCCGCCGGGAGCTCGCGTCCCTCAAGGTAGACGCACACCCACGGAGTCATTTCCGCCGCGATCTGCATGTCCTGCTCCATAACCACCGTCACGTTGTCCAGCTCCGCCCGCAGGATCTGCATCACCTCGTTTTTCACGCCCCAATAATCCGCCTTAGCCACCGCGCGCCTCCTGAGCCTTGATCACCTTGGTAATAGCGCCATCAACCACGGACACCGCCAGTTCCTTGGCCTGCGCCACCGTGGGTAGCATCCGACGCCTCGGGATTCCGGGGTGATTGCGAACCGCCGTGACGAACACCGGCCCGCCTGGGGTCATGAACCTGAGCACCCCGCCCTTGAATATCTTGCGGCCTTTGGCATTAACTCCGTTCTCGGTGCGAGGGGTCTTTGGCAAAATCGGGTTCATGGCCGACGCCGACACGCCCTCCTCATGCGCCGAGGCGTAGATCACCCTAGTCCCAACCGTCACGGAGTTATCAGACATGTCGAACACCTGATCCCGGTTGGGGCGATCCACGTCGAAGCTCTGCTTCAAGTGCCCGGTATCCTGCAGGATCGAGGAGCTTCCCTTGCGTCTGCCCGCGACCGTGCCTTTCGCGAGCGGCTTCCAGCCTCCGACAAGCGCGCCTTGGGCGTCGAAATTCTTGATGATCCATCCCAAGTGCCGCAGCCCGATGGCCCGCAGCAGCGGCCGCTTGTTGAACGCGCGACCAGCCCGCGCCATGGTCTGGCGGAGCCTCACGGCGTCTATGGTGAACGAGATGCTCATCTCAACGCCCGCGTGTCGATGATCTTCTCAGGGTCAACCGATGAAAGCTCCGGGCAATCCTCCGTCATGGTCTGCTGATACGGCTCGGTGGAGGAATACATCGCGGCGTTCCCGACGGTGGCGGAGACCGTTGTGCCAGATCCGGTGATCAGCGGCATCTCACCAGAGGCGATCTTGTCCACCAGCTCCATCGACTCCTTGAAGCGGTCAGGCCACACGCTGTTGTTCATCTGCTCCGTGGTGTAAAAGCGCATGGCGAGTAACCGATAAAGCGTCAAATCGGTGGCGATCGTCTCCAGGACTGGCGGTGCCGGCACGATCGGCACGGTGTAGGTGCGAGCCAGCTTGGCGTTCATCACGGACTCGGCGGCCGTGATCACGCGTGCCAAGTCCGCGCTCTGCACCGTGGTGACGCTGTTCAGCATCGGCAGCGTCTGCTTCAGCAGCGTGACGTTCGTGTAATCCGCCATCAGTAATACTCCCCGATGAGTGGGTCGATCTTCTCTGAGGCGCGCCGCGTAAACTCGGCCATGAAGTCCTCCTTGTTCGCGAAGCGGTATTGAGCCTGCCCGTTAGGCTTGCTCGCGTTGGGATCCGCCTCGATGGAGAACGTCGTGTGGAAGCCCTCGCCCAGGATGCCGAGCGCCTCGCTGTAATAGGCGAGCGCGTCCGAGTTCATGTAGTTGCCCTTCCCGACGAAGTGCTTCCGACCAAGCTCCACGACCTCGCGCATCAGCGCCTTGATCTGGTCTGTGGCCTTATTGCCGTTCTGCGCCATCTCGAACCGCGCGAGCTGGACCTTGTCCCGCATCAGGAAGAACTTTTGGAGCAGTCGATCCGGGTATCGCTTCTCATCCATCTGTAGCAGCGGGAAATTGCGCACGAAACGCTGCTGCCGCGAGGACTCGATCAAGTAACCAAGGTGCGCGATGTGGACATCCGATAGCACGACGATCGGACCAGGGCCGGCGTTCAGCTCCAACTCGGGGTGCTCGTGCAAGCACCCGAAATAGCGCATGGATCGCCCATCCCGATGTGGCCTGCGCCTGAACAACCTCACCGGCATGTCAGGTGACATCGCCACGTCGCACGAGAGGTGATGCTGCCGGATGCCGTAACCGTGGTAATAATTGTCGCGCAGATATTTTTGCATGTTCACGGGTTGCAGCAACTTCTCATCGGTGTCGATCCAGAGCACGAAGTCCATCGCGCATGCGTCCAACGCCATGTTACGCGAACGCTCAAAGCCCTGTTCCATGGGGTCGATCCCCGGCACCAGCCGAACCTTGTCCCGCCACCGCGCGATCGGCTCCGCATCGTCCAGCAGTCGCATGGCCGCGTCGAACTGCCCAGTCGGCAGTCCGCAGTCGGCAATCACGATCTCGTCGGCCACGTGGTAAAGCGAGCGCAACGTCCAGAGCAGCGTCTCGATCACCATCTGCCCACCAGCGATCAACGCCGCGCTGACCGTGTGCCGCGGCCGCATCAACCAGCGTTTCCGCTTGGTGTCGATCCGACCCACCTCGTTGTGATCCGCGCGGTAGGAGACGATCCACCACCCGCATGCCGTCCCAAGCTCGATATTATCCCCTTGATAGTAGCAATCAATGATCAGGTCCGGCTTGTGCCCGAACATGTCCTGAAGGTCGTGCTTGTCGAAGTGCCAGATATGGCAGCGGTGTGGATAAGTGTGGTACGACGAATACTCCCAAGGCCCGAACGGCACCGTGATGTAAATATATCCGTCCTTCCTGACCTTCTTCTCCACGTCCTCGGCGACCCTCCAGGGCTCCGGCACGTGCTCCAATACCTCCTGCATCACGGCGCAATCGTAGTCGCTCGATAACGCTTGGGACGAGTCGTGCGTCCAGACCGAGAACGTGGCGCGCTCGTGGACGTTCAGCTTGTAGGCCCACTTCGTGGCCATGTCGGTGGAGAAGTGGTCGATGTCCACGCCGTGGATCTTGAGGTGCGGCAGTCGCTTCGCCCAGCCAATGGCGTAGGCGCCGTGCGCGCAACCGTAGTCGAGCACCGTCTTTACCTCCTTCTCGTGCTCGGTGAACCAGCGCTCGTTCAGGATGAACCGCGGCTCCCGCGGCGCGGTCTCATACACGTAGTCATCATGACCGGAGCCGA